CCGCTGGCGGATGACGACACGATTATTCCGTACCACTTGGTGGAGAGTGCCGTGCAGCGTGACGTGTCTGTACACGAGGACACCCCGGTCATCTGGGGCTTGGACGTGGCACGGTTTGGCACTGACTGCACGGCGTTGTGCAAGAGGCAAGGCCCGGTTGTGACTGAGATACGTTCTTGGCGCGGGTTGGACTTGATGCAGACGGTTGGGCGTGTGAATGCGGAGTACCAGGGGTTGGCCCCTAGTGCGCGACCGCGTGAGATTTTGGTGGACAGCATTGGCGTGGGCGCTGGCGTTGTGGATCGCCTGCGTGAGCTGGAGTTGCCCGTGCGCGGGATTAACGTGAGTGAAAGCCCCTCGATGAAGGAGACGTACATGAACTTGCGTACTGAGTTGTGGTTTAAGGCCAAGGGTTGGCTTGAGGAGCGCGGCTGTAAGTTGCCGAACAATGACCAACTCATGGCGGAACTGACGTCGATCAAGTACACGTTTACGTCGTCTGGCAAGATGAAGGCCGAGGGTAAGGATGAGATGCGCAAGCGTGGTTTGGGTTCGCCTGACTTGGCTGACGCGTTTTGTTTGACGATGGCGAGTGACGCGTCAACGGCGCTGAGTGGGCCGCTGTCAAACTGGCGACAAGAATTAAGACGCAATTTGCGTGGAATTGCATAATGTGGTAAATAGATTGTAACCAAGGAGGCTAATATGGCGTATGGATCAAAATCTGGTGGAATGAAGAAAATGGGTGGCAAGGGCGCAGCGCCTAAGTTTACACCTTGCAAGGGTTGTCCAACCCCTATGGCGTGCAAGCGCAAGGGTAAGTGCATGGCGAAAGGCAAGTAATGGCGAAGGGTCTTTATGCTAACATCCACGCTAAGCGTAAGCGCATTGCGGCGGGAAGCGGCGAGAAGATGCGCAAGGCTGGAAGTAAGGGCGCGCCGACTGCCAAGGCGTTTAAAGCAGCAGCTAAAACTGCGAAAAAGCCAGCGAAGAAGAAAAAGTAATGCCGTATTCTAAGTATAGCCCAAAGCAAAAGAAGTTAGCTGCAGTGGCCCCGCCGCGCAAGAAAATTACTGGCGCAGACTTGAAGAAGCTGAGCAAGAGTAAGAAAAGGAAAAAGTAATGGCAGATCGTGCTAAGTTTTTAGACTTCCTCGATATGATCGACGGTGGCGGCAGAGGTAAAATGGGTGGTGAGTTTAAAGGTGGCGGGATTATCTCTGACATCGCTAACTTGATTGCTACACCGTATGGCTCCGAAGACCCTGTGCGTCGTAAGCAGCGTCAAAAGGCGCTTGGCTTGCTGGATAAAATTGGCACAAAAGAAGAGCAGGCTGCGGCTGCTAGTCGTGCTGCGGCAACACCGTCTGTTGTTAAGCGCAGTGTCCCTGAGGTTACATCAAGCCCGCGCCCTCAGTTACGTCCTGCAGCGCCAGTAGGCAAGACAATGGACCAAGCTGTAGGTGGTGCACAATATCCATCTATGTATCGCAGCATGGATAGCGTTGTTGGCGGCATGGGTGTGCCTGCAGCGCCAGTGGGTAAAACAATGGATCAAGCCGTTGGCGGCGCACAGTATCCATCTATGTATCGCAGCATGGATAGTGTTGTTGGGCAGATCGGTGCGCCAAACCTGCCGCGTCCAGTTGCAACAACTGCAGCGCTGAGCCCAACAGGAAGCACAGTTTCAGGTGTGGCTCCAGTCCCGCCTATGTCTGAGCAATTAGCACCAATGGCTCCAGCAACGCCAATGATGCCTGCGCCAAGCATTCCAGCTGGCATGAACCTTCCGCAAGATGCGGCTAAGTCTCGCGCTATGGCTGCGTTGCGTCAGCGCTTCCCGAATGCAACTCCAGAGCAGCTTGCAAACGCTGCAGCAATGATGGGAATGTAATGGCTAAAGACCCCCGCCTATCCCGTGTTGGAGTATCGGGTTATAATAAGCCCAAGCGCACTCCAAGCCACCCTACAAAGTCGCATGTAGTTGTGGCTAAGGACGGTGATAAGGTAAAGACCATTCGCTTTGGTCAGCAGGGTAAAACAGGTGATAAAACTATGACAAAGCGCGCTAAGTCGTTTAAGGCACGGCACGCTAAAAACATTGCCAAAGGTAAAATGTCTGCGGCGTATTGGGCTAATAAGGTGAAGTGGTAATGGCACTAACAACATACGCAGAACTTAAATCGAGCATTGCGGATTGGCTAAACCGCGATGATCTAACAAATGCTATAACAGACTTTGTGACGCTGGCAGAGCATCAGATGGAGCGTGAGTTGCGGCATTACAAGATGGTAAACCGCGCGAATGCTACGATTGACAGCCGCTTTTCTCAGTTGCCCTCTGATTGGCTGGAGACAGTGCGCTTTCATATTACGTCCAGCGACACGCATCGCTTGGAGCTAATCAGCTTGGATGACATGGTTGAGCTGCGTGAGAAGAACTTAAACACAGCGGGTCGCCCACGCTACTATGCGCATGTCGGTGATACGATTGAGGTGTATCCAAACCCTGACGGGGAGTACACATCTGAGCTTATGTATTATCAGTCTATTCCAGCATTGTCTGACAGCAACACAAGCAACTGGTTACTTGACGCTGCGCCAGACGCCTACCTGTATGGCTCGCTTTTGCAAGCGGCTCCATACTTAGCAGAAGATGAGCGCATACAGGTGTGGTCTACGCTTTATGCTGGGGCGGTATCCAGCTTGAACACGTCTAGCAATAAGAGTAAGCACAGCGGCTCTGGATTACGGATGAAGGTACGGTCTTACTAAAACGCAACTTTTGCGCTATAGTGGGCGCAGATATATCTAACGGAGAAAACGAATGAGTTTTTCTAACACCTTTGAAACACATGTTTTGCAGTATGTGTTTACAACAGACAGCGTAACGCGCCCGACAGCTTGGTATGTTGGCTTGTTTACGGCTGACCCAACTGACACAGGCTCAGGCGCAACTGAGATTAGCGGTAATGCGTATGCGCGTGTGTCGGCTACATTCACAGTTTCAGGCAATGAGGCCACAACATCTGGTGCGGTAGAGTTTACGGCTGCGACTGGTTCTTGGGGGACAATTTCGCATATTGGCGTATTTGATGCGTCATCTGGTGGTAACTTGATTGCACACTCAGCTTTGAGTGCATCTAAGGCAATCGGTAACGGCGATGTATTCCGCATTCCTGCGGGTGATCTGGATATTACGCTAGACTAATGCCTTACAGATCAGGATATGGCATTGGCACATTTGGCACAGGTGTTTTTGGTGTCACTGGTGCGATTGATGGTGCTGTATCCGCGTCTTTAACGTCTAGCGTAGCTGCAAGCGCAGAAGCGGTTAAGATTAGTGCTGTATCCGCGAGCACAACGTCATCTGTTACGGCTGCTGCTGATGTTGTGGTTGACGCTGCGGCAACTGTATCTTTGCAGGGCGCAACTATTAGTGTTGCTGAAACTTACTCTGAGACAGACGGGTACCGCACGGGTTACGGCCTGCGCACCTACGGCACCAGCATATATGGCGAGAATGCAAGCACGCAAGAGGGTGCTATTGCGGTATCTGCGAGTGCATCTGTAAGCGTAAGTGCAAATGTTACAGCAGTTGGTGCGTCTGCAGTTACAGCAACATCTAGCACTACGTCTAGCGGTGAGATTAGCGTAGTTGGCGCGTCAGTAGATGCGATGACATCAAGCGTAACGGCAAGCGCAGCAATTACGGCAAATGCATCAACGTCCACAAGCGTGACATCCTCTACTACCTCTAGCGCACGCAAAAAGTGGGAAGATGATGCAGAGCCTAGCGATACATGGACAGATGCAACAGATGATGATAATGTGACGTGGACAAATGCACCCGTCAGAGTAGCGGCATAGGATTGAATTATGGCAGATACAACTACTACAACGTACAGCTTAACCAAGCCTGAGGTCGGTGCCTCAGAGGATACTTGGGGTACAAAGATTAACACAAACCTAGATAGCATTGACGATCTGCTAGACGGAACAACGCCTGTTACTGGGATTGATATTAACTCAGGTTCTATTGATGGAACACCGATAGGTGCAAACTCTGCATCAACAGGTAACTTTTCTTCGCTTTCTATTTCTGGCACAGCAGTAAGCTCAACTGCTGCGGAACTCAACCTACTAGACGGTTCTGCTGCAGGAACAATTGCAAATAGTAAAGGTGTTATTTACGGATCAGCGGGTGAGGTAAACGCAACTACCCTGCAGATTGGTGGCACGTCAATTACAGCTACAGCCGCAGAGCTGAATTACAACGACATCACAACGCTTGGACTTACCGAAGCATCTAAGGTCGTAACAGCAGATGCAAACGGTGTTGTTAGCTTTGACAACGGCACGATTGAGGAA